CAGGAACATTTGGAGAAAACTGGATAGTATCAAAAAGTCCTGTCCAGGCAACTAAAAAAAGAAAACCAGATTTTCCAAGTTATTTAATACCCGACCCAACAGCTAGGCAGATAAAAAATCCCAGCGTGCCGAATGTAACATTGAATCAAGATTTATTTGTTGGCAATAGAGCTAAATATGCTGGCTTTGCTATTAACGCTCCAGGGCAAACAAGACCTAATTTAAAGGGAGAACCTGTTACCTATGGAGAACATGGTAGAGAGGGTTTCAAACTGACATCTACGGGAGGACCAAATTGGTACAACATTTATACGAAAGGTGGTCTTATCAACAAAGATATAGCATCAGCGTTTAAAAAGGTTGGCTTTAAGTAATAAAGTAGTAGTATAGTAAATGAATATACTATTTAATTTGTATGCCAACAGATAGAGCAATCGACAAGCTAAAAAAAGCATTTAGCATAAATGAAAAGAGTAGTTATCCTATTTATAAAAATGGAGAGCTAATTTTAAAAGTTTATTGGACACCTTTAACTATTGCAGATAGAGATTCCATAAATGCTACTCTAATGAGAACTAACAAAGGACAGGAAGAGGGTAATTTAGATTTTGCACTCCAGGTAATAATAAATAAAGCTGAAGATCAAGATGGAAAAAAACTATTTGTTGAAGCAGATAAAGCAAGTTTACGAAGAGAGATACCTTTAGCTGTACTGCTGGAACTTATGACAAAAATGCAAGAGTTGGGCGAGGAGGCAACCCCTGATGCCGTAAAAAGCACAACTTGATAAGGACAATTATCTATACTTACAATTTTTCGTTGCAGAAACTTTAGGAATTACTTTAGGTCATTTACAAAAAAGTATGACTGTAGAGGAACTGTATGCCTGGAACGCATATTTTACTTTAAAAGCTGAAAGAGAAGAAAAAGCATACGAAGATGCAAAAAAGAAAGCTCAATATCGTAAGGTACGCTAAACTAAATGTAATGTTTTGTCGAGATTAGTGGCATCTAATTACGAAGTTAATATAAAACTGAATACCAAGACTGTTAATAAGCAGCTAAATAATCTTGAGAAGCGTATATCAAAGTTAAATAAATTAGCTCAAGGTGGAAAAGCAAATAGAGCAGTAAATAGGCAAGAAAAAGAAAGATTACTAGAGGCCACAAAAAGAACTCGTCAAGAAGAAAAGACTCTTCGTGTAAAACAAAAACAACTAAAAGTAGATCAACAACAGTTAAAAGTTTTACAACAGCAAGGCAATACCAGAAATAGACAGGCAAGTGGTAGCGGAGGAACAGGAATAACAAGAGGAGCAGCTAGAGGTGGCGGTGGTGCATCTAGTGCATTAATAAGTGGTGCTTTTCCTTTGTTATTTGGACAAGGACCATTTGCTGCTTTAGGTGGTGCTACTGGTGGATTTTTAGGAGATAAGATAGGTGGACAAATGGGAGGTTTTGCAGGAGGTTTAGTTGGTACAACGATTGCTACGGGAATACAAACTCTTGTAGGTAACATAAAAGATTTAGGAGCAGCATTAGATCCTGCAAATGTTAATATCGACCAAACCATTGAAAAATTAGGAATAATAAATAACGCTAGGGCTGCTGAGATAAAATTAATCGAAAAATTCCAGGGAGAACAAGCTGCTTTAGCTGAAATCACTAAAGATACAGCAAAAATTATAGGAAAAGATGGAGTAAGGGCATTAAAAGAGTTTGCCGAAAATATGAAAGCCATAACAGACCCTTTTACAAATATATTTTTAAACGCAAAAGCAGAGTTAGCAAAACTCTTTAATTTAGTTGCTAATGCAGGAAATATAGATTTGACTAAAGCAAAACAAAACTTAGGGGGAAATAAAGATCCGTTGGTTGAAGCGTTAGCAAATACTATAAATGCCAGAAACCAACTAGGTATGCAAGCTAACGAATTTACAAAACCCGTAGATTCAAGTCTTTTCGGTATGTTTTCTCATGGTGTTAGTGGATTTAATAATTACACGGGAGATATTCCTACTTTTGAATTAAACGAAGCAGGAGAAGCAGAAAAATTAAGATTGGCAAATTTAAGAAAAACATTAGAGTTAGCTATAAAAATTAAATCAGCACAAGGAGAAGGAGCTAGAATTGTAGAAAAAATTTCAGCAGATTATAAAACTCTAGTTGGAGATATTGAAGGTCAGTTAGGGGTGGAAATGGAAATTTTAGAACTTAGAAAAACTGGTTTAAATCCTGCTTTAGCAAAACAAATTCTTATGATAGAAAAGGCAGGACAAAATCAATTATTTGTAATAGAAGAGCAGATTAGATCAGTTGACGAATTAATCCAAGCAGAAAAAGAAAAGGAGATTATAGATGCAGCAACCCTTATTATATTAGAAACAGAAAAACAAAGTTTAGAAGGTAGTTTACAAACAACACTTGAACTATTAGAAGCTGATAAACAAAGAGTAATACAACAAAGTAGATTAGCAAGAGCAGCAAAAGCAACTCAAGATTCTTTTGATGCCTTAAGACAAACTGTTGCTACAGATTTAGCTGATGGAATACAAGGATTAATTCGTGGAACAAATACATTAAATCAAGTAATGAATAATGTATTAGATAAAATGATAGATGCTGCATTTAACATGGCATTTTTTGGTAATGCAGGAGGAAGTTTAATACCTGGAAGTGGTTTATTTGGTTCATTATTTGGTTCAATATTTAGGGCTAACGGAGGGCCAGTAAAAGGAGGTAATTCGTATGTCGTAGGAGAACGTGGTCCAGAAATGTTTACACCTGGCGTTAGTGGCACGATTACCCCAAACCATGCACTTGGGGGTTCGACAACTGTAGTAGTAAATGTAGATGCTTCTGGATCTAACGTACAAGGAGATGAAGAACAAGGTAGAGAACTTGGCCGTCTTATCTCAGTTGCAGTACAATCTGAAATATTACAACAGAAAAGACCAGGAGGATTACTTGCATAATGGCTACATTTCCCTCAATACAACCTAAATATGGGCAACAAAAAAGGTCTGCACCAAATACTAGAACAGTTCGTTTTGCCGATGGTTATGAGCATAGAATTTTATTTGGATTAGCACAACATCAAAATCCAAAAATTTTTAATTTTACTTTTGAAGTTTCTGAAAATGATGCAGATACAATAGAGACATTTCTTGATGCTCGTGCAAATGATAGTGATAGCTTTACTTTTACTCCTCCTGGAGAGGCAAGTTCTTCTCAATTTGTTTGTGAAAATTGGAGTAAATCAATACCTTACAGTAATAGAGCTACAATCCAGGCAACTTTTAGAGAAGTATTTGAACCAGCATCATAATGACAGTTAATTCTAAAATATTTAGCAGTTTACAAGACATCAATCCGTCAGCAATTATTGAGTTATTTACGCTTCAGCTAGATAACGCATTACATGGTGCAACTACTGTCTATAGATTTCATGCTGGCAGTAATTTAAACGCAAACGGAAAAATAGTTTGGGATGGAAATGAGTATTTAAGATTTCCAGTACAAGCAACAGGATTTGCTTTTCAAAAAGGTCAATTACCTCGACCAAAAATTACAATTAGTAATGCTACAGGATTAGTTTCAGCGATACTTTTATCAGTAAATGAAACAACAACTGGAAATGATTTAACGGGAGCTACAGTTACAAGAATCAGAACATTAGCTAAATTTATTGATGCTGTTAATTTTGCAGATGGAACAAATGCAACTGCTGATCCAGATGCAGAGTTTCCACAAGAAGTATATTCAATAGATCGTAAATCATCAGAAAATAGAGAAACTGTTGAATTTGAACTTGCTGCTCCTACGGATCTTGCTGGAGTTCGTATTCCAAAGCGTCAATGCACTCGATCTATATTTCCTTCTATTGGTACGTTTGTTCAATGAGTTGGAAATATAAAGCATTACTTCATGCACAACAAGAAGATCCAAAAGAGTCTTGTGGACTTTTATTGAATGTAAAAGGTAAAGAGAGATACTATCCATGCCGTAACCTTTCAATGACAGATCACCAATGTTTTATCATTGATCCAGAAGATTATGTAAAGGCAGACAATACAGGAGAGATAGTGGGTGTAGTTCACAGTCACCCAATAACACCTCCCAATCCTAGTCAGGCAGATAAAATCAGTTGCGAAGATAGTAATTTACCGTGGTACATTGTTAACCCTAAAACAGAACAATGGGCATATTTAGAACCTTGTGGATATAAGCCTCCTTTGTTGGGTCGGCAATGGGTTTGGGGTATTACTGACTGCTGGAGTTTAATAAGAGATTGGTATAAAGAAGAAAAAAATATTGAACTTAGGGATTGGGAAAGACCTACAACATTGGAGGAATTTAATAAAAAACCTTTGTTTGAAGCCTGTGCTTGGAGAACTAACTTTAGAGAACTAAGACCTGATGAAAAGTTAGAAGATGGAGATGTTTTACTTATGAGTATTTTGCATCCAACTTTAAATCATGTAGCATTATTTTTTGAAGGTGATGTTATTCATCATTTAACCGATAGACTATCTTGTAGAGAACCTTACTCTGAATGGTTGCTAAAATGTACAGGAAAGAGGTATCGCTATGCTTCGTAAAGTAAAACTATATGGACAATTAGCAGAATTTGTCGGACATAAAGAGTTCGAGGTAAAAGCTGAAACAGTAGGTAAAGCAGTAAGTTTTTTAATACATAATTTTCCAGGTGTAGAAGCTCACATGAGTCCTAGATACTATCAAGTTAAAGTAGGTA